CACGAACTATCACAAAAACATCTATGGACGCGTTTATCGGGAAATATGAAGAATGGGCAACGCAGGGAGCACCATTGCGCAGTTTAATAAAAGAATTGAAGGAAAATTACGGTCACAAAGCTAAAGTTATTGCCGTGACCGAAACAACTCGTGCATTCGCGTATGGAAATTTAGCTGTGTTCCGACATGAAGGTGTTGAAGCAATTCGATGGAACACGGCCGAAGACGAATTAGTCTGTGAAATTTGTGCTCCGTTGGCAGGGACAACTGCTGCGATGTCTGTGGGATTTCCAGAGGGAATTGTTGCACCACCAGCGCATCCAAATTGTCGCTGTTGGATCACTCCAGTAATTCCAGAACGAGAAGCCATTTCTGGTGAGGAATTGGAAGCGGAAGAACTTGCGATAGAGGAAAATTGAAGGGAGCGGGAATTTGAGGGGTTCACCCTGCGGGATTCTGAAGAAGCCAGGGAGTTGGCAAAGCAAAGGTATGAAGAGTTGTTGCAACAGGGTGAATATATAGCTGAACATGGAATTACCGAAGAAATGATTGAACAAAAATTGAAAGAGTTTTTTCTGGATGATTCGGTTTATTTTTGTATCCGTACGACTTCTGATTGTGTGGAAAAAATTTTGCTATCTGGTAGATTTAAATCACAATTTGAAACCCAAACTTCACAGGGTTTGCTAGACCCGAAATTGCGGAGAAGGGCAGAAAAAGTGGGATTGGGAGTTCCGAAAGATGTGGATCCTAAGTTACGACCCATCTATGGATATGTGAAATTTGCAAATGTGCCAGATGCATCTTCGCTGGAAGAGTATGGGGAGGTTAGAATTCAGCTCAAGAAACAGAATTTGTTTTATCGCACGACATTCACTGACTACGATTCATTGAACGGGATGCTCACGGGTGAATATTTTCCTGCTCCAGTTACAAATCCATCCCTTTCTGCCAGCAAATTTGTTAGAATACTTAATAAGTTATTTACACAAGATTTTGAGGAATGGTTTGCGTACTACTATGAATCCATGTATATAGAGTTACAATTCATGAAAATAGTTACGATCAATGATATTGAGATAATTGAGTTTGCAAAAGAGCCACCCGAAAGTTTGCAGCAGTTGATGAAAGAGCTTGGCATTTTATGGAGAGTAATGTCATGAGTGAAAAGAACGAACGAGAAGAATTAGACGAAGATGAACTTTATATTGCATGGATAAATCATGCATCTGGTAAAATCGTTATCGGAAGATGGACAACTAACATAAATAAATATGCTGAACGGTTGGGAGTTACTGTTGATAGAGACAGAACGAAATTTGGGACTGGTGCTCCATTGGCAAAATTTCCCATGTTCAATCCATATTGGGAATCCGTTCCAGAGGGAGAGCGAAAAGTTACTTTTCCTGTGCCTGAATATGTTAAAAAAATTTTAGATCTGACAGTAGATGATATTATGGAAAAACGAAGATATTATGAGCAATTACTTGCGGATAGAGATGCCGAATTACGAAAAAGTAATGCAAAAACTTAAAGATTTGGGCGAATCCATTGTGTCATTGGAAGAGCAGGCGATGACAAAAACTTGCAACTTCATTCTGTCGAATGTTCCACCATATCCCCCACCCTCGCCCAAAAGCCGTTACATTCGCACAGGCTTGTTGGGTCGGTCTATAACGAAAAGAGTTGAAACACAAAAAGAAATCGTTCGTGGAAAAGTTGGTACTAATGTTATTTATGCACCTTGGGTCATTTCTTCCGTCAAATTGCCCGACGGACGGGGTGGACAAGCCTTTATGCATCGTGGACGATGGTGGACGTTGCAAGAAGTGGTCGCAAATTCAAAGCCAGAAAACTTTTTCATCAATGAGTTGAAAAGTTTATTGATTCAAAAGATGGAGAGTAGATGATGGAGCATAAGTCTTTTTACGAAGAAAAAATTTCCACAGTTGGGCGTGCAGTCACAGGAATTGCAGCAGTCTGTGGGAATGTGGATTTGGTTGGGGACAAAATTTTCCCAGGAGCATTCCGAAAAACCCTGCAAGAACGGTCGCAAAAAATCAAATTTTTGTGGCAGCATGATGCTTCTTTCCCACCCGTGGCAAAAATTCTGGAAATTGCCGAAATCGGAAAGAAAGATTTGCCCGAAAAAATTGTTGCGGATAATCCAGAAGTCCAGGGAGGATTGCTGATTACGAGGGAATATTTTTCAACCCCACGAGCGGAGGAAATCTTTCAAGCAGTCCAGGCAGGAGCTGTGACAGAAATGTCCATTGGTTACGATCCAATTAAATTCGATTTCCAGTCGGACAAATCTCAAGATCTGGTTATCCGCAACCTGCGAGAGGTGCGTCTTTGGGACATCAGTGACGTGAACTGGGGAGCTAACCCTGCCACAGTCAGCATGAAGATTGTTGTTCCGTACCGAGATTTTGGAATGGCTCCAGAAAGCCAATCTTGGGAAGCACCAAATTTTTCTGATTTTTCAGATGTGAGCAATTTTGATGAGCTGAATGCGGCAGAAAAACGCCGAATTATGCATCATTACGCCTGGACGAAGAATAATCCACCAGAATCTTTTGAGGATTTAAAGTTGCCGCATCATGCAGCATCAAAAAATGGGATTGGCAAAGCAGTTTGGCGCGGAGTTGTTGCTGCAATGGCGGCTTTGATGGGTGCACGCAATGCACCAGACATTCCCGATGCAGATCGGTTGGAAGTGTATGAACATCTTTCTAAGCATTATGCGCAATTTGACCGTGAGCCACCTGAGTTTAAGTATGTGCAATTTTCGAATATAATTTCTAAAATACAGAGTGACGAAATGTTCGAGCGCAAAATTGGACGAGTTATCAGTGCGACAAACTTGGAAAAAATTAAGCAAGCGTTAGCTTTGCTCAATGAGCTATTGCTTTTAGCCGAGCCTGACAGCGGTGAACTAGAAAACGCTGTTCAACTCACTCATAAATTAGCAAAGCGTCTGGAGCTTGCGAATAAGTATTTTCTGATGAATGGAGGTTGAGATGAATCTCAATGAATTGAAAAAACAGTACAAGCAGTTGCTTGACGAAGCAAATCGGAAGATGGCTGAATACAAAGACCAAATTCTTCCGAAGGAAATCGCGGAAGAAATCGATAGGCTGCTCGGCAAAAGTGACGAATTACGATTGCAGATTGAGCGGATGAGCAAATTAGAACAGCATAATTTTTACTCGCAAGAGTCAGAAGGAACCAAAGCTGCATTCCTGGACTGGCGTCCAGCAGGTGCGAACGAAGGCATGGCCGAAGTAGACACAAAATCTTGGCAAGATGTAGCTGTGGAAACTATCGCAATCAATCCTGTGCTGGGGTTGCCCGTTAATGAGACCAAAACGCTGCGTGTCTTTGTTCCGCTAGCAGTTCAGCAAAAAGGATATGCATCTGCATTTGAGGCGTATTGTCGCAAAGGCTTTTCCGAGCTGGGTGCTACAGATCGCAAAATCCTGAATGAGGGTGTGGATTCGGCTGGTGGATTTCTGGTTCCTGAGGAATTCCAGATCACTCTTATCAAAAAGATTGCCACGCTAACCACAATTCGAGCTAATGCGCGAGTGGTGACCACGAGTCGTGATGTGAGCCAATGGCCAGCGATCAAGTATGAAGCTGATGATCGCTATACCAGTGGTGTGCGCATGACCTGGACGGGTGAACTTCCTGCCACAGCAGAAGCTCATCGGGTTACCAATCCAGTTTTTGGGTTGCACACAGTTTCCGCGCACACTGCCATGGCAAGTCTCCCGATCAGCAACGATATGCTGGAAGATTCTGCGTTTGACGTGGTCGGAATTGCGAGCGATCTGCTGGCAGAAGCATTTGCGCTAGGCGAGAACGAAGCTTTCATCACTGGGAATGGATCGGGTCGTCCACTGGGGATTTTGTCCGCAATTGGGACAGATGTTGGCTCACAGATTATTCCGTCAGGACATGCGTCTACCTTGACCGCAGACGGGCTAATCGATTTGGTCTACTCTCTTCCCGCCCAGTACGAAACCAATGCCAAGATTTTTATGAACAAATCCACGGAACGGGCAATCCGAAAACTGAAAACTTCTACTAATGAATACATTTATCCGATCACATCTCAGGTTGGCAATCTTGGAGCAGTGCCGCGGGAATTGCTGGGCTTTCCAGTTGTGCGGGAGGAATTTCTTCCAGACGTTGCGGCAAACAGCTTTCCGATTGTGTTCGGGGACATGCGTGGTTACTTAATCATGGATCGGGTTGGGTTTTCGTTGCAACGGTTGAGTGAGCTATACGCTGAACGCAACGTCAGCGTTCTGCTAGCACGAAAGCGCGTTGGTGGTCAGCCCGTGGAGCCTTGGCGCCTGAAAATTCAGAGAGTTTCGGCTTCTTAATAGGAGGATAAAGATGATCGGTGAAATTGGATTTTTGGAATTGCTGCCCGCAACCCATGTCACTTCTGCAGGAACTGTGAACGGCACAGTTATAGATTTGGGCACAAATTTCATCAGTGTTGGTAAGCGAGCGATCAAAGTAGTGCTGAGTGTAGATGCAGTCAGTGGCACCAGCCCAACTCTGTCTGTCCGCATCCAGGAAGGAAACGAGGCCAGTGGTAGCGATATGGCAGATATCCACACCTTTCCGCAAATTACAACGACGGATACTTTTGCTATTGCCGATGTGCATGTCACTAAACGTTACATTCGTGCTGTACGTGTGACTGGTGGAACTACGCCTGTTTACACTGTGGCTTGCGTCGCTGCAGCGGTCGAACGGTTTGTATGAGCATTTACTGCACACTGACGCAGATCAAAAATTCTATGGTCGATGCTGGTGTGGACAGCAGTTATGACAGCTGGCTGTCCACACTAGCCACTGTTTCGTCCAGATGGGTAGATAGCTACTGTGGACGCAAAGCTGCAGATTTTGCTGCAAACACAGTTAGCACAAAATATTTTGACGGAACGAATAGTCCAAATCTGAACATTGGTGAATTGGCAGAACCACCATCGTTAGTGGCAACTTCTGCAGATGGAATTGTATTTACCGACATGGATAATACCCAGTATTCCTTGTATCCAAATGAGCCACCTTACACAATTTTGGTAAATTTGATCGGAGTATGGACACGAGGCTTTAGAACTGTCAAAGTGGCTGGGAAATTTGGCTATTCGGTCAATCCACCATTAGAAATACAAATGGCTACAATAATCCAAACCGTCAGACTTTTCAAACGCGGACAGCAGGCATTCCAGGACGGTGGAATGAATCTGGAGCTGGGAAAATTAATTTACGCCACAGAGCTAGATCCAGATGTCAAGCAATTGTTGGATCGGTATCGAAAGGTATCTCTATGACCCAGTCTGTTTCCGCGGCGATTAGCAAGTTATCTGAATTAATTGCCACAATTCCGCAGATAAAAGCTGCTCCAGCTGTTCCGACAGAGAGCATCAATGTTTTTCCGTTTGCGGTTATTTATGAGCGCAGTGCGGAAACGGTTTTGCTTTCCGATGGATTTGCCAATGACTTGGTGCAAATCGTTGTGGAATTTCATTTGTCCAGGCAGTTTTTGCCAGGGGTTCTGGGAATTGCGGATTCCATTCGCAATCAGTTTTTGGACAAGTTGATTGAACATCCAACGCTGGACGGAACAGTTAGCACAATACAATCTGTTGACAGAGTTTTTGGAGCCATGGATTACGGAAGTACGCAAAGCATTGGCTATCGGTTCACTTTGGAGGTCAAGATACAACTATGAAACTGATTTACATTGGTCATGGCTCATTTATTCCAGGGGTGCCCGCCAGAGACCTGGACGAGGAAGATTTAAAACAGCTGGAAATTGCTGTAGACATACTGCTGCAATCAAAATTGTACAAAGTTGCAGAAGAGCAAAAAATGTTGACAAAAAAGTATGAGAACAAAACAGCGAATGAGGAGAATTAGCCATGGGTGTGAAAGTTTTGCGTAGAATTCAGCTCGGAAGAGAAACCACCCCAGGTACTCCAGTTGCTGCGACAACTATTTTGCGTGCTAATGGAGCGACGATTGAAGACGATACTTTGCTGGAATTTCCAGACGAAAATATCGCTCTACTGGTGCCAACCACTAGAGTCGCAAGAACTGCAGTGGGAGCTAAGTTAGCCATTAGTGATATGCCTGCCACGTTCGAGCAATTGCCATATGTCTTGGCTGGAGCAATCCGAAACATTGTGTCAGGAACTGCTGATGGGGGTGGCAGTGGAAGAATTTACACATATAATTTCTCCACTATTAGTCCAAATCCGATAACCACTTTTACGATTGAGGCTGGAAACGATGTACAAGCGGAACGAATGGAATATTCTTTTGTCAGAGAATTTGCTCTTTCTGGCGCACCAAAATCTGTCATTAAAATTTCTTCTGATTGGTACGGGAGACAAGCTACAAATGTGTCGTTCACGGGCTCACTCAGCGTTCCAACAGTGGAGGAAATTATTTTCCAAGGAGCGAGACTGTTCATTGACAACGAAAATGCAATCGGAACTACATTGCGGTCAAACACGTTGCTCGGCTTCAATCTGAGTGTAACTACAGGCTGGAAGGAGCAATTTTGCGGTGATGGTACATTGCATTTCAGCTTTATCAAGCACATTGGTGGAAGCGGAACATTAGAAGTAACTTTTGAGCACAATAGCATTGCCGTGGCGGAAAAAA